AGCGACGGTATTATAGGGATGACTTAATTAAACACTTAAAGGGGGGAAAGAAAGATGGAGACAGTAGATAAATTAGCAAAGGCAGCGGACACACCGGATGTGAGGGAGTTGGCGGCGGAATATAGCCGCAGCCTCCACGATGGCGAGTCGCTGGATAAAGTGTCTAATGTGGACAACATTAGATTCACACGCTGGACGGGGCAAACCACGGACGGGCGCAAGCACAGCGAGAGCTTACCAGAGGGGAAAGAAGCCTTCCCTTGGGAGGGCGCGAGCGACACCCGCATACCGTTGGCCGACCAGATTATAAACGACACGGTGGATGTGCTGACCACTGCGTTTAGCCGGGCCACACTGAAGATTGGGGGAACCGAGATTGGCGACTCCCAAGCGGCTGGAGTGGCGAGTAACATGATGAGGTGGCAGCGCGACACGAAGCTCTACCACACACTAAACCGCGAGTCCGAGTTGTTGGCCCAATATGGGCAGCAATATGGGTGGGGTGCTTTGTTTGTTGGGTGGGAGCAAAAGAGCGCGGTGAAGGGGCGCAAGGTTACGATGGATGAGGTGTTGGCCTTGGCGCAGCAAGTGGGGGGCGAACTGGAAGCCTTGCCTGACATGATAAATGATCCAGAGTCGGAGACTGCCGTGGTGGAGATTTTGCAGGCGCAATTTCCCGGCCTCGGCAAGCGCAAGGCGCGGAGGGCGGTCAAGGAACTGCGCGACTCTGGAGAAACGACGCTTCCACAGGCATACTTGGCGGTGAACCAACCGGCGGTTGTGGCGTTGAAGCCGTGGGAGGAGATTAGTCTGCCGCCCGAAACCGTGGATTTGCAGTCGGCGCGGGTGATCTTTCGTCGCATGTTTATGACGGAGGTGGAGTTGCGGGCCAAGGTTGTGGACGAGGGCTGGAACGAGGATTGGGTTGAGGCCGCAGTGAAGACGGCTGGAAGGTCAACGGAGTTCCATGATTTCAGCACGCAGTTGAGCGACTTGACCAGTGACCATGTTGACCGGCAGGACAATCTGGTTGAAGTGGTGTATGCGTACAGTCGCCAACTGGACGACAACAGCATACCGGGTATTTATTACACGATATTCAGCCCGATAGCGCAAACGGGCGAGGGCGGCGAGGACATTCATGCGAAGCACGAACTACTCGACTACGTTCACTGCCGCTATCCGTTTGTGGAATATCGCCGGGAAAAACTCAAACGCCGCATCACGGAGAGCCGTGGAGTACCGGAGATTTGTCAGACTTGGCAGGACGAGATCAAGACTCAGCGGGATTCGATATACGACTCGACGAGTTTCGAGACACTGCCGCCCATCATGGTGAACAAGCGGTTGGGGTTGGCGAACAAGGTTGGCCCGGCGGTGCAGTTGCCGGTGATGAAGGCTGGAGACTATGAGTTCATGCGCCCCCCGGCGCGGCAACCCAGCACAGCGTTTAACTTGATTGAAGCTGTATCGCGTCAGGCCGACGAATATTTTGGCCGGGCGAATGAGAGAGTGCCGTCCGTGCAGACGCAGATCAAGCAGCAGCGGTTTGTGAATAACTGGTTAACAGTGTGGACAGAGGCATATCAGCAAATGTTCCAGTTGAGTTTGCAATATTTGTCGCCCGAAGAAATCTCCCGCATCACTGGAACCGACATCGTTCCAGAATCAGACATGTACCAGTTTGATTTTGTGTTGAAATATGATGTGCGGGAACTGGACACGGAATATGTGGAGAGCAAACTCTCAAACATCGCACAGTACGTTGTGCCACAGGACGTATCTGGAGTGCTGGATCGGAACAAGTTAATCGGCATGATTACGAGGGCGATCAGTCCCGACATTGCGGAGGAACTTATCATCGACCAAGCCCCGGCTTCGCAGAAGATGTATGAGGACGTTAAGGGGCAGATTGGCCAGATGATGTTGGGCAACGAGGCCAGTTACACGGAGAACGACCCGGCGGCGCAGACCAAGATGCAATATGCACAGGAGATTGTGGGGCGAAACCCGAAGGCGCAAGCCGCGCTGGAGGGCGACGAGTTGTTTAGGCAACTGTTCGAGAACTACACAAAGAATCTGCAAATGTCATTGATGCAGCAGCAAAACGCGCAAATCGGGCGCATTGGAGTGAGTCAGGTAACATGATGCAAAATCTAACAGCGTTCCAGTGGCAGGGCGAGAATCCGCTTTGGGAATCCTTGCTGGACAATCTGGACGCCGCCATCGATGTGGAGATGGTCACGGCGGTTAGCGCGGACACGGTTGGTGAGGCGAGAATTCATCAAGCGGGCCGCGCCGATGCGCTGCTGGATTTTAAGAACCATTTGGTTGAGTTAAGGGAGCGTGCTATCTCGAAGCTCAACTGATATGTCGGTATAACGTAGTCCATATTAGTAGTGGGCCGCTCATCCTATAATGGGGTGGGCGGCTTTTTGTAAACCCCCGCCCCCGGTTAAGAGGGCGAGGGCGCGTTCATCATAGTATTAACAATTTAGGGCTTATCTGGTTAGCCAAGTCTCTGGCGATGTTTCGATGCGTTTGATAGATGGCTTCGGTGTCTCGGACAGTGCCGTCTTCGTAGTCAAAACTCCAATGCTCGAAGTTTTCAACTAATACTTTGATGTGATCTTCTGTAACCGTTTCGTCAGCTTTTACATAATCGCCATCATTAGAAGGACAATATATGCGAATTGGAAACGCTTCACCTAGCAAGTGCTTGGTGTAGACTTCCTTGATTTGATCTAGTTTTGTTATTTCTTTCATTTCACTGTTTTACTTTTGTGATAGCCTTTGGCCACGTTTGGCTTTTACCTTTTTTCGACGCTTGGTTTCAGCCTTTGCCAAGCACCTATTGAAATAGAAGTCTTCAAATGTCATGGACATTGCCGACTCTTTTCGGCAACCCAACACCCTTACAGATATTGTGTCGGTTGCCTCCAATGCGACCACTAGCTTTCTACCTCTAGCATGATAAGAGGTTAGCCTCGATTTTCTTACAACTGGTTTTTCTAGTTCAGTCATCTCACTGTTTTATATGTGTTTTTAGTTTCAGTTAATCCGCCCATCACTCGATAGGCGGCGACCATTATATCAAACTGGATTTTCCAAAATCACGAAATCGGGGGGTTTCGGCTGGAAAATGTTTCTGGTTGTTAGGAAATAAAAAAATAAAAAAAAGGGTTGACGCGCATTTCTGGAAAATTCGCCTGCGCCCATAAGAGCCGTCTTCGGGGCGGCTTTTTCTTCCCCAATAGCATTTTCAAAAACCCACCCAAACCCGCCTAAACCCACCCAAACCAACCCCCCGACCCGCTTTCTTTTTGCCAACTTCGCTTTATAGGCGTTCAAGAAGAGCGGGTTTCTGCATTCCCCAAAAATGCTGCCAGCCAAACTTGCGGGCTACAAAAAAGCATGAGCGATAAGGGGATCGAAGCCGTGAGTGACGCGGCACAAACGGAAGTCACAACAAATGTTGGCGAACTATTGGACGCTGACGGATTAGCGGGCCAACTGGAAATGCTGTTGGAGCGCGAACCGGCAGAAGCCCCGGCCTCGGAAGACGAGGAAAAAGCTAAAGGCGAACAGCCTCCCGATGAAGGCGAGTCGAGTGACCCGCCAGAGGATGAGGCTAAAGCTGAAGAAGACGCTCTTTCTCAGACTGAAGAAGAAACTGCGGAAGCTGAACCGGCTTTAGACGCCGACGAATCGACCGAGAAGGACAAGGCCAACAAGGGCTTGTTTAAGCGGATCGACAAGTTGACGGCAAAGAGGCGCGAGGCGGAAGGCAGGGTTGACACACTGGAAGCCGAGATTCGGACTTTACGCACTGAATTAGACGCCAAGGAGGTACTTCCAGCGTTGCCACCTGTTGATGGGAACCCATACGGCCATTTGAAATCGACTCAGGAAGTTGAGCGGGAAATGGATCAAGCCGAGGAAGTGCTTGAGTGGTGTGAGGACAACACAGATGGCGCGGTGGTAAAAAACTCAAAGGGCGAGGAAGTCGAATACAGTGCCGAAGAGATTCGGGGCATAAAGAAAAATGCCCGCAAATCCATTAAACGGCACTTACCGAACCGGCTGGAATACTTGAAGGAAGAAACTGCGGTAGCGCAGCAAGTAGAGCAAGTGTTTCCGTACTGGAAGGACAGGAGTTCCGAGAACTATCAAGAAGCTATGGAAATCCTCCGTAACAGGCCAGACATTCGTAATCATCCATCTTGGAAAGCCGACGTTAGCATATTCCAGCTAGGGTTGCGGGCTTACCGGGAGATGGTGAACAACCCGCCACAAAAGGCAGCGGCGAAGAAGGAAGTTAAGAAGGCTCCCGAACAACCCGCCGCCCCGGCTGCGGCCCCGGCCACATCGAGCGCATCTAAAGCCCGTTCAGTTTCTGCGAGAAAAAACTTTGGTTCTGAAAATTCGGTGGATTCTTTAGCGACAATATTAGAATCGGACTACATATAGTCCAAAATATTAGGGGGATATTATATTATGGCACTTCTTTTAGAAAGAGGATACAACGGCACTCAATCGGGTGGCCGAGAGGATTTGTCGAACCTTATCGCAAATGTTGATGCCCGCTCCACACCTTTTACGTCTATGGCGAAAAAGGGCAAGAAGCCGGGTAACGTATTGATGGGTTGGCAGATGGATAAATACGAAGACCCAGCAGTGACTGGAACCGTGGATGGCACTGACGTAGATATGACTTCTGCGGGCAGTTTCACCAACCCAGCCGTGAACCGTGCTTTGATGCAGAACTACGCGCAGATTTTCCGCCGCGTGTTCCGCATTTCGGGCTTGGCGGACGAAATCCAAGTGGTTGCTGGTGTGAAGTCGGAACTCGCAAATGGTATTGCCAAGAAATTGGTGGAGATCAAGCGCGACATGGAGATGACGTTCTTGAATGACGCCGACGCGCAGATCGACAACGGAACAAACGCATACTTAACAAAGTCGATGGGTTCGTTCTTACACGCATCTGGCACTGGCGGCGGCGGATCGGACATTACTGTTCCATCAAACTTCCGTTGCACGGCAATTGACACGACTGCTTCTGGCTCATTAACCGAGGCACTTGTGCAAACGCTGTTGTCCACGTTGTTCACCAACACTGGAGTTATTCGTGATTATGATTTGCTTCTTGGAACCTCCTTGAAGCGGGCATTCACGAACTTCACGCAGAGCGTCACGGCTGGAAGCGCGGGTCATACTGCGAGTCCAATCAAGACGTTTGCCCAAGATGCGTCTTCCAAGACGTTCATCAATGCGATTGATGTGTTTGAGGGCGACTTTGGCCGGTTGCGCCTGCACCCCTCCACATTCATTGCGGAGAGCGGCAGCGCGGTTGCGTTCAAGGGATATGCGATTCCGTTTGACCAAGTGGAAATCCGTTATGGAAAACTTCCACAGATCAAGGAATTGACCGACAACGGTGGTGGCCCTGCGAGGCTTATCGAAGCCGTTGCCGCGTTGATCGTCAACAACCCGAAGGGTGTTGGCTACTTCAACGGCGCAAGCTAATTGGTATGTTAGGAGTCGAAGGACTCAGCGACGAATTAGCTGCGAGCGTGGCCGGTGTGTTGCGGGGGCAGATGCAGCGCGAGCATGAGAGTGCTTATGCTGAACAAGCCCGCGCCGCACACGCGGCCAAGCGCGAAACTCAATCAGTGGAGGGGATGGGGGAACTCAAGGCGAGGATCAACCCCACCTCCTACCACTATTGGGGGAAGCGACTCGGCTACAAGTGCTGGGATGACCGCAAGTTTATGAAGGAATATCTGCGGGACAATCCAGAGAGCCGGGTGAATGGGGTGAGTGGCAAGACTCAAGTGGGATATGGAGGCGACCGGCTAATAGGCTACTACGACACTCCGGTTGGTCGCCTTACTTATCGTAAGGTATATGGGCCGAATGAGCGCGTGGAGGTGGATGCAAACGCTGACGTTTAGTTCTGTTCTATATGGTGTGGCGCAACTCGCCGGGCTGGATAGGGACAATTTGCCGACGCACTTTTTCAAGCAGGCCCGCGACTTGGCGAGCCAGCGGTTGTCGGTGGCGTGGGACACGGAGAGGTGGCCCGACTTGGTGCGTGTGGAGAGCGCGACCGTCACAACGGCGAGCGACATTAGCACGGCGACCTATCCGACAACGGCGGGGACGATACTTCAAGTGTATCAGAAAGACCCCCGCGCAACCACAAATGCAATTCCAGTGGGTTATTCGTTGTATGACACTGGAACAGTGCAGCAGATAGTTTTATCAGACAACAACACACCCGTTTATGTGGAGTATAAGATCAACCGCCCGAATCTCACTGGAGACACATATAGTGCTTCCACAGATTATGCGGAGGACAACCAAGTATACTATTCCACCACGGGACAATTTTACAACATGACCACGGACGCCACGGCTGGAACCGTCCCTACCGACACATCCAAGTGGACAGTGGTCAGCATACCGAAGACTTTTGAGAACTACCTAATCCGTGGAATATACGCGGATTACCTTCGAGCAAACGGCCAACTCGAAATCGCGGCCTTGGAAGACCGCACCGCCGAAGCCTTCATCACCGTGGAAGCGGACAAGGTGTATAGGCAGCAGGGCCAAGTGAAGAAACTTAATTTTGTAGGATATTAAAATATGAAAGTTAGAGCAGTAACAGGTGGAAGAACAATCACCTCCCCGGCGGCGGGCGGTGTGACCGTTTTAACAACATCAGCGGTTTCCATATTGGCGGCGGCGGATTATCGGAAATCGTTCTTGGTGGCCAACCAAGGCACATCGAAGCTATATGTGAAGCTGGGGGAAACGGCCACATCAGCTTCATGGCATTTTGTATTGCCGCCATGTGGATCGGACGATGATGGCACTGGAGGCACAGTGTCGGTTGATGGATATGTGGGGATTGTTTCGGTTATATCCTCAACCAGCACGGGGCGGGTTTCGTATGTTGAGTTTGGTTAATCGAAAGGAACAGCATGGGAGCAAAATTTAGCGGCGGTGGAGCCGCAGTATTCCACGATAGAACAGACACTCCCGGTGAAATTGTCACCGAACTGGTAAACGCCAGCGACGGCCAAGGTCTGCACTTCGACGGTGCGGGTTACGTCAATTTGACGAATGCCGCCGG